GCATTGATGCTCGGTACATCAACGCCTTCGCTCAGCATCTCGCAGTAGGTAACTACCTTGACGATACCCTGGCCAAGGTCGTCGAAGATCCGCTCTTGGTCATCCTCACCGCAACCGCCAGTGATCGCCCGTGCTGGGATGCCTGCTGCATTGAACCGCGCCGCCATTGCATCAGCAAACTCCACACTTACGCATGACACCAGCGCCGTACCTGGCGCCACGATCTTCAAGTAATGCTCAACCGCATCACCATGGATCTTCGCCTGCTCTAATGCCGCGGCAGCCTCGCGCATGTCAAATTCACCGCGCACCTTACGCAGCTTGCTTGCATCCATCGTGGTAGGCGGGCAAAAGATCCGTGCACGCGCTAGAAAGCCTTCATCCGTCAACCATTGCGGTGTAGGCCCGATCACCAGGTCATCAAATACCTCACCAAGGCCGCGGCCATCCAGTCGTTGCGGGCTGGCAGTCTTGCCGATCAAATACGCATTAGGCCAATGACCTACCACCTGACCCCATTGGTTATCGCGGGTTAGGTGGTGCGCTTCGTCGATGATGATCAGATCCGGCGGCTGCAACTTATCCAGCCGCCGGACGACCGTTTGCACACTGCCTACAGCAATGCCATGGCCGCGTTGGTGCCGGCCAGGCAGTATCACGTCATGCTCAATGCCCCAACTGCCTACCGTACGGCTTAGCTGGTTGATAAGTCGCCGACGATGCGCCAGCAGCAGCACACGGCGACCCTTAGCAGCCGCTGCATGGATGATCGCAGCGATAACGACACTCTTACCAGCACCCGTCGGCATCACGGCGCACACCCTACGGTGTTGCCGCATTGACTGGCGGATCTGGTATAGGAGTTGGGTTTGGTATGGGCGGAGGTTAGTCATCTGTAATCAGCCCAAGCAATGACCCACTCTGCTGTTCGGCTGCCTGCAAGAACTTTGCAGCCTGTTTGGCGTACTCAGGCTTCAGCTCAATGCCGATGTACTTGCGGCCCATTTTTACGGCCTGGTAGCCGGTGCTGCCAATGCCGTTGAACGGGTCCAGTACCAAATCACCTGGATTACTGTAAAGGGTTAGGCAGCGCTCGATCAGGTCTAATGGCATTGGGCAGATGTGTTTTTCATCCTCATGCCCTTTGAATCTGGAATTAAGCACTTCCGTGTTTCGAGTTTTCATCCATACCGGTGAAGCCCATTCCTGCCACTGATCCAGCGGGAACTTGGCAGCCTTTACTAATTCAGCTAGCAACTGCGGATTGATTCCATCAATCAATCCTGCTCGCATCATGCGCTCAGCGTGATTACAGGCAATTTCCTGGGCATCGCTTTCGTATCGCTCTGCCGTCCACTTAGCCACGGCATGACGGACGGGATCACCAACCTTCACACCTGAAGCGTTCTTTCTCATGGTCAAAATGTACTCAGGCATTCCAGGCGCACAAACTCTGGAATTTTCGCCAATGTTCTTGTAAAGCAACCGCTCTGGATTAGATTTACTCCGCTCCATCACTGGGCAACGCCAAACAGTAGTTCGCGCCCTGAGGATAAATCCAGCAGCCCTGTAGTTGGCTAGGGCAGCATCGCTAAATGGATATAGTCCGCTTTCTCCTGTTGCGCTAGAGTTAGCGTAGAAAACAGTATCCTTTACATGGTCATTAATTACCGTGCCGGGTTTCATTACCCGATACAGTTCCCGTGCCATGTAGGCGTGATGCTCTAGGAACTCTTCATGGGAAGCAGCGTTGCCCATGTCGCGCTCTGAATCTGAATAAATGTAGAGCGATGAAAAAGGAGAGCTAAACACTGAAGCATCAATGCAGTCATCTGGTAAGCCAGACAACAACTCAACGCAGTCGGCAAGATAAATCGCCCATGAGCGGCCTTCGTAATCAGGTTTCATGATGCTTGCAGAAATAAGGGAAGAATGACTTTTGGCGCTCTGGTGTAGGCGCGGCGCAACGTTGCATCTGACTTTCCAGATTGCATGGCTTGTGCCATGGCCCGTTTCATGCGGCCATGATCAATAGCCTTGCGCTGCACGTTTGACCAGATGGGTAGTTCGGTGTCGCTAATCACGACATGACACTCAACCGGGCGGGTTTGACCAAATCTCCAAGCGCGGCGCACTGCTTGGTAGTGCTGCTCATAGCTGTGACTGACGCTGGCAAACACAACTGTAGTAGCGTGCTGCCAGTTTAACCCCAAACCGGCCAGCTTTGGCTTGGACACGATCACCCGTGAATGTCCAAAAGTAAATGAATCCAAGGCTTTCACCTTGGCGTCAAGACTCATGGCGCCATTTACCTCGATTGCGTCAGGAATGGCAGCGGCAAGGGCAGATGATTCGCCGTTTGTTTCGCACCAGACAATGACTGGACCCGATGAAGCATTGGCAATCGCAGCGGCAGTAGCCACTCGATCGTCTAATGTCAGGCGCTTTTCTTTGTGAATCGTGGTAGCTGAGCCATCGGGAATCCTAAACAACATGCCCTCAGGCGCATGAGTAGTGATGTCGGACTGAACGGTATGCAAGTGGTAGTTAAGTGGGGGCAGCACAAAACCTGAGTCATCACCACCAAGATCAGATGGCAGGGTGGCAGCTCGAGACCACGAAGCGACCCAGCGCCAAAAATCGGCCCGAGCGTGGCCCTTAATGCGATAGCCTCCCATCGTCGATTGATCTGAAATAAACCAACGAGATAACATTTCGTTTCCAGGCATGACACCTAAAAACTCGGAGTGTTGGCCAATCTCCATGTGATCGTTAGGCGCTGGTGTTGCAGTTGCCGCCAGTCGGTAGGGCGTTGTCGCAAATGCCTCGCAAAGCATCGTTTTGGTCGGTCCAGTAAAGCTCTTAAGGATGCTGCTCTCATCCAACACAACGCCTCCGTAAGCGCTGCAATCCAGCTTGGGAATCCGCTCGTAATTGGCAATGTTTACGCCCGGCCCAGAGTCTGCCTGCTCACGAATCACACGGGCATCAACGCCAACAGCTGCGCACTCGCGCTGCATCTGACGGGCGACTGCTAACGGAGTGAGAATTAGCGAGGGCTTGCCGGACTGTTGGCAAAACTCAGCAGCAGCGGCAGCCTCAACGCGGGACTTTCCAAGTCCTGTATCAAGAAACGCAGCTGATCGGCCCTTTTGGCAAGCAAAGCGCAAGGTCTCCAGCTGATGTGGAAACAGGCTTGGCCATTTATTGTGCAAAGCAAAGCCGCTAGATCCGGCGGCAGTGCCCTTTGATGCAATGAAGGCATAGTAACTGTCATCCATAAGCAAGGTGTAGTACGTCTGCCGCCAGGTAGCGACTCGGCCAACCTAGCAGACTCTGCTAACCTTTGGCAACCCCCTCCAGCGAAGCGCATGGCCAAGACGCGATCGACGAGCATCACCATCCCGCCAGACCTCAGGCGGTGGCTTGAGTCTCAGGTGAGATACGGCTACGGCATTGGTGCCGTGATCCGTGACCATTTACTGAGTGCCATGGAATCTGATGCAAAGCGTTGACTTCACAGAGGCGCAGCGGTTCCTATCCCTACTTGGCAAACCGCCTGGCACCATACGCCTACGCGCCTTCTACCACGCCAAGAACCCCCAGAAAGCTGGTGATGCAGGCCGCAAGGGTGGCCCATCACGGTCAGCAATCGAGCAATGGCAGGCCGATGGCCGCGGCGTTTATGTCGTCATCAATGACGGCGGCGACACTGATGCCACCATCACCGCCTGCCGTGCTTTCTTCGTCGAATGGGATGACCGCCCGCGTGAATGGCAGCTAACCGCATGGCAGGATCTCGGGCTGCCCGAGCCTTCGATCCAAGTTGATACTGGCGGCAAGTCAATCCATACCTATTGGCTGCTGACCGATCTGATCACCCCATCCCATTGGGCGATCGTCCAGCAGCGGTTGATTGATTTCTGCGATTCTGATCGCACCATCAAGAACCCATCGCGGGTGATGCGGCTGCCAGGCACCTACCACGCCAATGGCGCTGGTGAGCTCGGCGCCTTGTGCTCAGTCGTCACCGCATCAGGCGCCTGCTACTCAGTTGCAGACCTCGAGGCCTGCCTACCGGACGAAGAGCATTACCACCATCAGCAGCAGGCAGCACGTCACACCGAACACGCACCGCGCACCATCGACGACATACGCGATGCGCTTGATGCCATACCATCAGCCGTCCCAAACCAAAAGCAATATCCGTTTTACCGCAATCTGCTATGGAGCCTGATAAAGGTCGTCGGTGACCCAGAGCAGGCCGTTGCAATGATGCAGCGGCATAGCCCGCTGTTTGCCGAAGCGCCGCAGGTAGCACGATCAGGCGGTGACCAGATTAGCGAGGGTACGTTCTGGTACTGGGCGAAGCATCACGGTTGGCGGCCACCGCAACTGGCGCCGCGGCCTGCTGCTGTTGCATCTGCCGCGGGGCCTGTAGAGGTGGAGGCCCTCAACTGCCGGCTGGTCAGCAAGACTGATACCGAATGGCTTGACCTGACCCTACGGCACCTGTTCAACTACCCAGCCGATCGCTGGATTGAAGTTGAAGGCATCCTCCATCATTGGTGCGGCACCCATTACGAAGCCCGCACCGATCAAGAGCTGGCACCTTTGGTGGCCGCATTCTTGTCGCAGTTATTTGTTGACGATCAACACGGCAACCGTTCGCACCCATGGCGCCGGCCTAGGTACGTCGATGAGGCCCTCTCCTGGATACGCCGCAACCTATCGCCTGTTGACGTCAACCCGCGCAACGCGATCAACTGCCGCAATGGCATCGTCTCATGGGAATGGAGCGGTAGGGACATCAGCGTGCATTTTGAGCCGCACTCACCAGACCTGTTTTTTACGTATATAACAGACTATGACTATGACCCCGAAGCAAACCCCGAGCACATGTGGCGGCTGCTGGAGGCCGTAGACAGCACCGACCTCGACACCATCCAGCGCATCCTTGGTAGTGGCCTTGACCTTGCGCATTACCGAGCTACACGCGGTAGGCCACGTGCCGTCCTAATGATCGGTGAAGGCAGCAACGGTAAAGATACCATCCGTACTGCATTACGCGATACACTTGGCGCCCGTAATTTTACTTCCTGTTCACTTGCTGACTTCCGCCAATACGATCAAGGTCGTAAGTTTCCCATTGCACCTTTGCGCGGTGCATCTGTCAACTGGTCGAGCGAAAACTCACAGTTTGTCCACATCGACAATTTGCAATCACTGAAGGCCGCCATATCAGGCGAAGAGCTATCTTACGAGCTTAAAGGTGTGCAGGAGTCGCAATTTGTACCGTCCTCATTGTTTGTTTTTAACCTCAACAAAGACCCATCCTTGTCTGGTGAGCAGGTAGCAATCGAGACCCGGTTTCATGTATTTAAGTTCCGAAAGACATTTCTGCCCAAACCTACAAAACCAACGCATCTTCAAGCTGACCCACGTTTAAAAGATGACCCTGATTTTATCCGGCATTACATATGTCCTGCTTTTTTGAATTGGTTGCTTGAAGGTATGCAGCTTGCCGTTGGTTACGGCATCGACTACAGCACCGGCCATGCCGCCATGGATGCCGTACGCCGCTCCAGTTGCCACCTATGGGAGTTCTGTGATGCCGCCGAACTGCAATGGGCTGGTGATGGTCACAGCGTGCCGCTCAAGGCCGTATGGGAGCGGCTCCAGGGGTGGTACGAGGCCGAAGGCTACCTAGTGGATGGTCGCTGGGTGCTGTCGCCGGTCAATGATCCACCGGTCAAGGCGGCTCGCTTGCTGGTCGGTCGGCTCCAATCCCTATGGCCCGAGCTGACCGTTCAGATGGACCCGATCCTGCGCGTAAAACGGCTCTCGGGGCTGTCCATGGCCTGACCGAAGGCAAATCGAAGGCAAATCGAAGGCAAATACATCCAAATCGAAGGCAAAAAACATCCCAAACCCCTTGCTATTACTCATTTTCTCTTTTTTCTCTCAAGTCAAGTCAAGTAAGAAAAAAGAAATGGTAACAGGGTGATACATAATGTATATAAGGAAGAGTAGGGTATTTGGGTGTTTTGCCTTCGTTTGAGTCATACCAAGGGATCTGGGCTGCAATTTGCCTTCGGGGTAGATGTATTTGCATGTTGGGACTCGCTGAGATAGACTGGCACCACTGGCACGCAGGCAAATTGGTTGAAGTCAAAGTGAGACTAGAGAGACAGGATCTGGCCGCCATCGACCAGCAGGCGGCAGCGGCAGGCACCAATCGCTCGGCACTGATCCGGCAGCGGGCAATTGTTGCGGAATATGAACAGGGGCTTTATGGGTTGACGCCA